GCTGTTCTTGTCTCCGCGCTTTATCGGGTCGTGACACCACCAGTTGCTGCCATCTTCCCGCATGATGATGTGTTCCGGCGGGTCTTGCTCGTCCATGGGATGCTGCGCCCAAGTCTCCCTTACCCACAACCTATCCCCGGGGATTCCGTAGGGGCAGCGTGTAGGAAATTCTACCCAATCGACATAGAAACCACCGTCAGCGTCGGTCTGGTATCGCTGCCTTCCGCTAACGATCCCATCGTCACCGCAGTACATGAAGCCCTCTTCCGGCTCCTCAATGCCTACAGGCTGCGGCCTCACAACCCGCCTTGTCTGCGTCTTGGTTCTGTCCAGTATCGCCCGGACCATCGGGCCGGTGAATAGTATCGGTCGCTCTTTCATGATCCATCCCTAGTCTCTGGTTTCGGCCTCAATCTTGATTCCAGGGCTTGCTATAACACGCCCCTTGTCGTCGAGCCGAACCGTTCGCAACTTTCCGGCGCTGTCGTAGGACAGGAGGATCACGGGGAGCGGTTGCTTGCTCTTGACGTGGACCTTGATGATCCCGAGTTGACCTTCGATGTTGCTGAGCCATTGGATTGTCTCCTCGTGTCGGTCCTCGGCGCGTTTGGATTCCCGGAAGCACACCAGGGAGATAAAAACGGCACACCAGATCGCGGCGGCCATGATGACAAACAACAGGACCGACTGAAAGGGCAAGTGTACTCTGATCGCGCTCCCGATGCCGGCCAGGTCAACGGGTTTGTCAACGTTCGTTGGTTCCATTGAGATGATCCTTTCCGTTTCCGAGCAACTTCGGATCCGGCGCTTCGAGTAGCGGCGGGCTCGTGGCTTCGATCTCGTCCAGGTATGCCGCCCGGAAGTCGCGCCGCCACCATTTGACCTCGGAGGTTTGTAGAGTGTCGCAGAAATCACGCCACGGCCAGCGGACCTCCATTAGCTTTGCCGTGATCGGATCTTCAAACACCGGTTGACGGTGCCCACCTAGCCTCCTCACTTGTTCGAGAACAAGATCGGCTTGACCATTGGCGACGGCGTTGCAGTTCACCGGCGGCCGGAGGATTGCAAGGAACACACCGGGCGGGGGCAGTTTGTTGTACTCCCGGGTAGACATTACTTGCACGGCGGCTTGCTGGGCCTCCTCGATGGTGACCTTGGCGTTGGCCAACACCGCGACCCATGCGTCGATCAGGGCGTCGGATGCGGTGTCTCTGAATGCTTCGGCCATCATAAAAACGATCTTGGTTATTCCTGCCCGATATTGTTCCTTATTCATTTGCTCTCCTCTGCTCTTTGAATTGCCCGTCTCAGAACCGCCATGTTTTGCGGACTGCCCCGAGGTATTCCGTCGTCCGGAATCTCGACCTCGATTTCATCGAGCCAGCATTCACCCCGCAACCAGGACGCCGGGAGGGGGATAAAGTCGCCATCCTCTTTCGTCCATTGTTTGGATCGCTTCTGTTTTTCTATGGCTCGGAGGATCATATTGACCTGGTCGCCAGTTTGCCACGGCTTGAGTTTTTCCCATGCCTTCCGGGCGTCCGCTTTTTTCCGCTTCTTGGGATAAGCCGACCAGAAAAGGTTGAAGCTGGTGACACACACCCCGGGGGGTTTGGGGGGTTTCTTCTTTGTCTCTGTCTCTGTCTTTGTCTCTGTCTCTGATTCTGTCTCTGACTCTGGTATAGCATGGGTCTCTGGGTAACGCTTGCAACATGCTAGCGCTTTGCTAGCATCGTAAGGGATTAAGTATTGATTATCTAACAACTCCGTCAAATCAATCGATCTTCCCCCGAGCCCGAGTAGTGCACGAAGCTGTGCAGTGTCGGACGTGATTTTGTTCTTTGTAAGACTGGCTAATGTCCAAACCAGCAACAAAATGAGCTTTGACCTGTCGGATAGTGATCGGAAATCGTAGTCAGTCAGGATCGAATTGTACAGTTTGATCCACGGCGGGTTGCGCCTTGAGTAGTGTTGGAACCTGTCCCAGTTGCGCACCATGTAGAATTCTGGCTTGGAGGTCAAGGCCAGTTCCTTTCTCCCGGGTCGTCAAAAAAGCCCCCACCTCATCGCCGAGGCTGGTGAACCCGGACAAGGTTTTACCTCAAGCGATAAGGCAGGGGCTCAAACAATCAGTGGAAATTGTCCGGTTCACCATTTGACCTGCTGTTTACCAAACCCCCCAAGAAGTGTCAAGCCAAAAACACTATACCATGGAAGTCTGCTCCCCGCTTGACTTTGCGGCCACGTCGTCGATCCGCTTGAGCACCCGGGCGGCCTCGGCTTCGGTCAGGTCGTTGATGGTCGGAAGGTCGAGCCGTCCCGAAAACGCCCTTGAGATTTCGAGCAAAGTCTCGTCGTCCGCGGCCAGCGCGGCGAGCTTGGCGGATTCCCGGATGGTCTGGATCGCCTCGGCGCAGGCGGGTGCTGCTTCCTTGGCCCGCTCCTCCTGGACGATCTCCCGGGCTCTGGCTCGGTTCTCGGCCTCGTCCTCGATCGCGGCACGGGCCCGGATGTAGGGCTGGCCTGCGATCCTGGATCTGTGGCTGATGTTCTCGGTGGCCAGGATATCCTCGATCACGTCCTCGGGTATGTCGAGGCCGATCCCGTAATGGAGCAACTCCTGCTTCGCGGTGCGTGCCGGGGGCTCGCTGGTTTGCGGGCCGTCTGAGCCCTCCGGCGGGGGGTCCGGGGGTCCTTGGTCGTCCGGCGCCGGTTGCGTGGCAGGGGCGGGGGTTTCTGCATGCGAGGCCTGGGACGTGAGGGCGTCAAGGACCGCGTCCGTGCCCTTGGCGGGGCTGGCCTCGGGGGCCGCCTGCGGGAACGCCCGATCAACCGTCGTCGCCCCGTCCCGGATGGCGTTGAGCAGGCCCAGGAGTGTACCCAGATCCTCGGCGTTGATGTCCTCGGCCGATGGTTTATCAACGACCGCGAGGACCCGGTCAGGCGTGACACCCATTTTCGCGAACGTCGCGAGCGCCGCCGCCCGCCGGTCAATCATGGTCTGGGCGTTGCCGACTGCCACGACCCGGGCCGCATCATAAAGCTTGTCAACGAGTGACCGGGGGACAACCCGAAAGACCGCGTTCCGGATCGCAATCGAGATCGCCGCGTTGCCGGTCATGATGATCATGTCCGATTTGTACCTGTTGCCGTTCTTGTCCGTGATCCGGCGGCGCACCTCTTGCTTGACAGCAAGGTTTGTCTCCATGTCCCAGGCCGTCGCCTGGGCGGTAATGAACTCGCGCCCGACATCGATTATTCTGGAGTCGATCCGGAGGTTGCCCCAGGTCCCGGCGATGATTTCGGCAAGGCGAATCGAAGCGCCGGCGATTATCTTCCCGCCCCTGGGCAATCCATAAAGACAAGAGTCGGCGGTTTTGCGGTCGATCGTCGCGAGTGATTCGGCGGCCTTCAGGAACTTCGACACCGTGCGGGGGAATCGCTTTGCAGTCGCGACCTGGACATCAACCTCGGCGCCGGTTATCGCGGCAAGCGCGGTCGGCTCCTCGACATTCTGTAAGGCGTTCTCGTTTTCTCGGTCGTCCATCTCTTTCCTCCTTGGTTTGGGTCCACTACTTCTTGAACGTCGGCCGGAAGTTCCTGGTTGTGATCTTGGCCTGGAACTCGGCGAGCTTCTCCGGATGATTGGCCTTCATCCATTCGACAAGTTCTTTCTGTTGCAACGAGGTCCGGGTCGACGCCTTCCATGATATCCGACCGCCCGGGAAAGTCAACCCGGGATTCTCGCCGAGCCACTTTTTGATCATGTTCTTGGCCAGCTTCTTGGCCGCTTCGAGTTCCTTGATCTGCTCGGTCACCAGCTTGAGCCCTTCGATGTGCTCGATGATCTGGTCGTCGGCCTGGAGAAATGTCTCCCCGGTGTGGCGCGGGAACTGGTCGGCGAGCCACCGTGACGCCGAGTCGGAGCCGTCCAGGGGCGGCGGGGTTCCGGACTTGACCAGTTGCAGGAATGCCTCGGCCCGTTCGGCCATGGCCTCGAACAACTTGGGCTTGTATTCGACCCGGTAGATCCGAACATCGCCGCCGATGAGCGCCGAGCAGATCGTCGAGTCGACGCCCAAGCAGGCGGCCTCCCAGATGCATTGGGGGATGTGGTAGGACGGGATCGAATCCTCTTGCTCGGTCGGGTCGCCCCAGTCGCGGATCCCGTCCGAGTAGGGATCGGGGCTCTTGATCTCGACGGCGGCAACCCTGTTGTGTCCCTCATCGTATGCAACCCCGTCCGGGCTCGCGGCGATCCAATCGAATTCTGGATGGATGATAGTGCCCGGCGCCGGGGGCTTCACGATATCAAGCCCCGTATAGTCGGCGGCCCACTCCCGGATCCCGCCCTCCAAGAAGATCCCCCGCTTCATGTTCTTGTTGACCACCCGGGGCGGCCCCTGCCCGGTCATCTCAAGCCACACATCGAGCGGCGTTGACCAGGGGTTGAGCCCGCACACCGCGGCGATCCGTGAGCCGGTGATTCGGCCTTTCCTGAGTTCGATCTGTTCATCGGTCAAAGTCGTTGGGTCGCTCATGGCATCACCAATCAAACCGGATGGTAAATACAAGAAGGTTCAAGATCAAAGAACGCCCCCCTTGTTGAAATCCAACTTCCCAATCCCAGCCACCGCCGAATCTTCCCATGAGCCGGCCTGCTCGGCGGTGTTCCATCGCGATCGTTAGCTTTTTTATCATCTCGTTCACTCCTCTTGGTTACAGGTTATTCAATCACACGGGTATGACAAAAGCTCCCATGCTAAATGCTTCCCCCGCCCCGGCGTGGACCCATGCAGGCGGGAAGCTTACAGGCACCGGGGCGGGGTCAGCGTGTTTATTCCTTTGCAGTTCGGATCATGGGTCCAATGGTCAGGGTTGCACAACCCCCGATTCCTGTCAATCAGATAAAACCGAACGTTTCGAGCGGTCGATCAGTTTCGGGTTGACTTACCGACATTCGCAATAGCCGGACGAACCGCATTGCAGATACTCCCGGTCGGTGATCTCACACACCCGCCGGCAATCGTAGACCACCAGGCAGCCCGAGTATCCGCAATCCTCGCAGGCTCTAACTACCCCATCTCTGCACTCGGGCGAGGGCCCCCACTCGCAGCCGGGGAAGCACACCGCCATCTCGCTCTGTCCGTAATCGCACGGGACGTTTACCATAGCCCGGAGGCATTCGTCGGAAAGAATCAGTGGTTCGAAGACGTCGAGGCATTGACCGAGACCGCCGGGCCATTGCTCGACGCACTCATCCGCGAACCGCTCGCAGATCTCGCGCACGGTCGGAGCGTCGGACCCGCAGGCCGACAAGGCAAGGGCGGCAAGAATGAAAAGGCGTTTCATTGGGGCACCTCCTCAGATCAAACCGAAGTCTTCGGCAATGTCACGGAGCAACGCCTGGCCCTTCGCTTTCTTTTCCCGCGCGGCGATCTTGGCGAGTAGCTGGAGGGTCTCAAGGTCGCGGCGTAGTTGCTGGGCCTTCGGCTGGCCGTTGCGATCCAGCCACGCGCGGATTTCATCTGACAAGCGGAATGTGAAGTTCTGGGCGGTCATGACTTCTCCTCGTTTAGGGTGTCCTCATAGATTTCCTGCAACGCCCGCTGGACCGCATGCTCCGCGACCTGCTGGGCCTCCTTCAGTGGTAAGGCAAACTCGGACATGACGATCCGCCGGATGAAATCAACGACCCACTTGCCGGGCTCGTCCTCGGCCGAGGTCTCGATTCGGGCGCGGGCCACGTTGACCAGGGGCACGGACTTGGCCGCGAACTCTCGGACGTCGGAGAAGTCCATCATGCATCCTCATCGGTCATGCCGCAGATGGTGCACCGGGCGCTGTAGCCGTAGCGGTTTCGGACGATGTTGTGCCGGCACTCGGTCGGCTCGTCGACCCAGGCGCATGGCCCCGACAGCACAAGCGTCGATCCGTCGTCGAACTGATAGACAGTCTGTTCGTTTTCCCAGTCCTGATCCGGTTCGGTCAACCGCTCTGCTGCTTCGACGATCTCGTTGCTGTTGTCAGCGCCGAACTCCTCGATCAATTTCTCTGCCTGCGTTTTCATTGTCTTTCCCCTTTTGGTTTGCGTATCGTTCATGCCTCGTATCTAGCACGTACCGTGCCAATCTCAGAACGTTGCAATCTCGGGTAGTTACGGCCGCGCATGCATCAAAAGCACTATGAATTGCTTGCATATGCGCATGCATTTGTGCATAGTGCCCGCGTCTGATGTGCCGTATGAGTGGACAGCTAGTATATTGACCGGGCCAGGCCCACGTCCAGCAAGGACCATCCGCCGTCTTTCCCGAGAAGCCATAGGAGGCCCCAGGACGCATCCGAATCAACCGGGGCTTGCCGTGCTATGTCCGGGGCGGTTTGGATTCAAGGGGCGGGGGTTTCTGCGGGTGGCTGGCCGGCTGTGCGCGGCGTCACGTTTTCGGCTACTGCGAAAAGCCGAGCCCGAACCCAATCCCGAACCCCACGGCAAGCGCAATCGGAACCGTCACCCACGGGTTGCGCCATGGGCTCGCAAGCTCGGTCTCGGCGGCCTCGGTCCGGTGCCGCTCGGCTTCGATGTCCAGGGCCCCGGTGGCTCGCAGTGCAACGGCCTGGGCGGCGGCCCGCTCGAGGGCCAGCCCGCAATCGGCGCACGTCTCGCCGAGCTTGCGAAACTGATCGGTCGGGCATCGGACGATCCGGTCATCCCCCGGGATGCACGCCTTCGAGGTCTCGTCCAGGGCAGTCCGAATCTCTTGCGCGGTCACGGGCGGCGGCGTCGGTGAAATCGATCTGGTCCTCGAAGCACAACTCACCGTCCCAGTCAGGCACATCAGCAACAGGCTTATCGGTATCGATCGCGCCATGCGTCTTTGACCTCCGTCCATGCATCATCGATCGCCTTCTCTTTCTCGGCCAGTTCGTCAATCACTGCGGCCTTTGCCTTTTCGATCTCTTCAGGGGTCCGGGCGCTCGGCCGGCGGCCAAGTTCCGACCGAGCGCCCGACGTGAGCCGGCCAAGGAGGAACGAGGCGGCTCCAACGATTGCAACGATAACGATGGTCCAGACGTTCACGGCTCATCCCCACAGTGAGGGCACCGGCACCCCTCCGGCCGCGCCCGCCCGCATACGGTGCACGAGTCCAGAGGGGGCGGCGCCGGTTTGTCGTCGTCGTACGGGATCGGGTGCTTGCAGTTCGGGCAGGCTTCCCCGGCCTTCTGGATCGTGCGGCAGTTTGGGCACAGCCGCATATGTGGGCCGTAGCCGATCACGCCGGGGGCTTTGCGCGGGCCTGGTTGAGCGCCGCCTCGATCATGCGGGCCAGCTTCTCGCCGGCGATCTCGTCCCAGCCCTGGCGCTGTATCTGCTCGCGAACGTAGTCCATAGCCTTGTCAAGCTTGGCCTGCCCGGGAGTCATGGCGGCCGGGTCAACCTTGAGTGCGGCCATGGCTTTCTCTTCGGCGTAGGCCACGCCCTGTTGCACGTACTCAAGTAGCTGGGCCTCGACCTCCAGTGACATGTCAAAGTCGAGCTTACGCTCAAGGTACTTGATGAACCACCGACCGAGCACGACCAGGATCGGAGTGATGATCGCGATCAGGATTGGGAGGATATTCTCGACGACTATCTTGAACCAGTCCATTTGATTACCTCTCTTTCAGGTATTTGATTATGCCCCGGGCGACAGCGCGGCCGAGGGCTTGGCGGTTCTTTTGCTCGGCGATCCATTTCGCCTCGTCGGGGTTGCTCAAATAACAAGCCTCGATGATTACGGCCGGCATGTGGGTGTCTTGCAGCATGGCCAGGCGCGGGGCTCCCGGGTACATCCGGGGTGTGTACATCCAACGC